GGTGATACCCAGCTTATTGATCATCGTCGGATCGCTCTGCCTCTCGTACAAGAAGCGATTTACGTTCGGCGCACTCGCCTGGTTCGCGCGATCGACAAACATCTTGTAGAGATCGAACATTTTCTGCGCATCCTCCACCCGCGCCGAGGTCTGCGACGAAAGTAGCGCAAGATAGGCAGCGAAATACGGGACCGCGTCCGTGAACAAGTACGGAATGGCCTCCACGTCCGTGTCCGCCGCCAGCGCAGCAGGATAGCACGAGCAGTCGATCAGCAGCGAATAAACGAGATCGGGTGGCGGGTCGAGATAAAAGCTGCCCGACGACATGGTTCCGGCACCGATGCCGGTAATCGAGCCCTGGCCCGACGAGCCCTGCGAGAATTGGCTGAAGACCTGCGGTGCACCGCCCTGCGGAACCGGATTGTTGAACTTGAACAGCCAGTACCACGGCCACGGCCGCGGGCGAATCCACTGATAGCCCGACGCCACCGCATACAACATCCCGCGCGTGTTGATGACGCCAGCCAAACCGGTGCCCGCGGGCAGAGATATCGATGAGAAGTTATAGTTGCGCGTCCCGATGACCGTTGAAAGCGTCCCAAGCGCTCTGCAGCACTCGGTTTCGGCGGCGAGTTGCCCTCTCGCGACGTTGATGTAGAACGTCAAATCGGCCGTCGCATAAAGCGAGGTCGGCGCCGCGGGGTTCTGCAGGAGCTGCTGTGTGCGAGTCAGGTACGTTTGCAGCAAGGCGCACCTCCTTGCTGGCACGCATCAGATGAGATTGTAATATATCAGGTTGCGGGACGGATCGCTACGGGATGCATCGATCGTACATTTCCGAATAACACCATCCGACCCTAGGATGTTGATCTGCCTATTTAGCGCCATGTCTTTTTGCTGCGCGCCGTCAGTCGCATTGGTATCATCGATCTGAACGGCCGGCTGCTGCAAGTTCATCGACGGGTAAGCGGAATTATTGCTCCCCAACCCGGCGACAAACGTGATGCTGAAGGTCGCCACCAATCACACCTTGAGCGGTTGCAACAGCACGAAGTCGGGCCGCGGACCCATGCTGAAGGTGATCGTGCTGGTCCCGGTGATCGTCGACGCGGCGCCGGTCAACAGGCCGCCGTACGGCGACACGATCGGAGTCGGCACACCGAAGAAGAGGCCGCCGTCGTAAATGATGCCTGCCTGCGCAGCGATCGTACCCGTACCGCCCACCGCCAACTGCGCCTGCAGCGGACGAGGCCGCGCCCAGAGGCCGTACACGCCTGCGCCGCCGATGGAAACGGCGCCTGCGATCAAGTAAACCGGGGCGTTGGTGATAGTGCCGGTAATCGGCGTCGCCGGACCTGCTGACTGCGGATAGCCGCCGACGCTCGTGAGCAGCGCAGCAACCGAGCCCGCACCGACGATCGTAGAGCCGCCGATCACGCTGGTCGAAACGACCGTCTGGCACATGATCGCCGAAACAGTGCCGTTGGTACCGGCGCCCGAGAGAGTCAACGTGATGTTGTTCGGCGTCGCGAGCGGGGCACCAGGATTGGTGCAGAGCACGCCGCAAATCGACCCCGAACCGGTCACGCTGAACACAGCAGTCGCGAGCGTAATGCCCGTCGGGATGTTCGGGTCGGTCGGGTTCGACAGCAGCGCAACCGAGTACGTCGTGCCCGACGGATAGCCGGCCCCCGGATTGGTGAAGGTGAACCCCGACACCGTCCCCGAAGCGATCGTGCAGAAACCGGTCGCCTGGACGCCTCCGATGCCGTTCGCGTTGTTGTTCGGACCGGGAGGCGCCGGCAGGATGGCAATCGGCGCGACGCCATACCCCGCGCCGGCATTCGCCGTCACGATGGTCGCAGTCGTCATGACGAGCTGGCCGCCGACGATCGGCGCCCAGGTCGAGCCGCCACCGCCGGTCACGGCGATCGATGTCGTCGCCTGAACATAGCCCGAGCCGTAGGCATTCACGATGCCGCCGACCGGGCAGCCGGTCATATTGGCGATGCGATACGAGAAACCGTCGCTCTGGACGTAAATCAGCCCGCTATCCCACGCCGCGGAGGCGATGGTCGACCAAACGCCAGCGGCATTGACCGGATCATCGAACTGGAGCACGCAGTAGGAACCGAGCGAGATCAGCCAATCGCCCCTGGGAATCGGGAGCTGATCCCCAGCCGCGAGGCCGACATAGTTGTTGTTCGCGTCGTAGGGCGCGTTGAACAGTTCGGAAGGATAAAGGTTTTGCGGCAGCTGGAGGCCGACACCAGGCCCGGACATCGGCCCAGACTGGACCATCCCCCAAGAGAGGTCGCCGGAGTCCGTGACGCGGGTCATCTTGAACTTCGCCATCAGGGCGCTCCTTAGAAAGCGTTGTTGCCGATGTTGTAGGCGATGGCGCCCGAACTCGATTTCGCTGAGACGAGGTTGTAGCCGACCACGACGACGCCTTGCTGGCCGATCTGCCCTAAGGGGACCAACGAGTAGAACCCGCTGAAGTCGAACGCGGCGTCTTCCGACAGGTACATCGCCGTGTACTTGACGTTGGGGAAGAACGCCTGCCCCTGCGGCACGAAATGGTCGGCGAAGATCGGGATGCCGGACACATTCAGGTTCGGAAAGCTGGTCCGGCGGCTGGTGTCCATCGAATAGTTGCCGCCCGGATCCACGAACGCGGTTTCGTTCGTGACGAAGTCCTTGTTCAGAGTCGCAAAGTCGCCGGGATTCATGACCCCGTAAGTCGGCGCCTCGCCGCCCGCGCTGTCGGTAATGTTTGCCAGCAGCGTAGCCATCGTCGCGCGGGTGAATCCGGACGTCGACACCGTCGTGTAGGTATTCGCGCCCATGTTGATGTACTGGCCCTTGAAGGCCGAGTTGCCAGCAGCGTTGCGGCTGATACCGCCGTAATTCGGGAAATTGATCCCGTTGTCAAAAGCATCGAGGAAGCTGTTCGGATAGAGGCTGTTCGACGAATTGTTGGTGTAGAGCAAGCGCGCCATATTCTGGCGCGTTACCGCGTAAACGTCATTCATGCGCGCCTTGAGCAGGCTGATCTCGCGATCGGTCGCTTGAAGCACGGATTCGCCGAAGGGGAGCGGGACGGGAACGACCCAGTAGGCCAAGTTCCACTGCCCGTTTTGCACGCCGGGAGTGACGTTGGGAGAATTGAAGCCGCCGCCGTAGCCGGTGAACTGGCCTTGGACCATCGAATTTCCTTGCATAGGAATCGTGATCTGATTCAACCCGCCGGCCGCGCGCTGAGCGTTACCAGTCAAATAGAATAATGATGGAGAGGCGAAATATATTTGAACAAAGAGCCGGGGCACGAATGCCCTTCTCGTGGCGGCTGTCAGTTCAGTATAAAGGCTGCCGGCAGGCGGCGCAACACCAATGCCCGGAAGCGGCATGTCAAATCTCCTGTTTACTCAATCGGGCGCAATTTTGCGGGTCGGAGGTCATATCAGCGACGGACTCCCAGCACCGAACCCCTGACTTCCGCGATCGCCTCGCCAGCCATCTTGCGCAAAAGGCCCTCGTTCTCGCCCTTCGCCTCGATCAGCTTCTTGAGGTCGACATCGCCGTCAGTGAGCGAATCCTGGAAATTCCATGCGCCGTGCCCGCCAGGCATGACCGGATCCGCGGCCGGGGGCATCTGGCTCTCGATCCACGTCGCCGCGATGGCGACGTCGAGAATCCCCTTTTCCTCCATGACCGCCTTGACCTTGGCGATCCCGTCATCCGTCCACCTGGCGCGCTTCAGCTTGTCGAAGCCTTCCGCCTGCTCGCGCCGGATATCGTCCAGCTTGGAATTCTTCTCGCGCTCGGCTTCGGCATCCGCGCGCGCCTTGCGCTCCTCGGCGAGTTCGCGCTCCAGCTTGGAAAACCGGTCCTCGGTCGGATCGGGACGTTCAAGCTCCTTGACCGCGGGATCTTCCGGATGAACGTCCTTGAGCGCCTCAAGCAGCTTGCGCTTGGCGCTCGGCGACTTGAGCATGGCGCCAACGGTCTCACCCGTCCGGCGCAGCCGCAGCAACTCGGTTTCGTCGATCTCGACTTGCGGCACTTACTTGGTCCCGATGCTGGTGCCGGCATTCGGCACGTGGCTGATGGTGAGCGCGCCCGACTTCATCTGCGCCGGCAAGTGCGACTTGCGACCCTGGATGTCGTCCTGCTCCATCCCGACGCGCACGATCTGCTCGTCAGAAGTCGGAATCGATTTAGCGGGATTGTGGAAGAGGTCCATCGGCTGAATCCTTTACATCGGGGTCGGCGGCTTTTGCGCCGCGGGACTGACGGGAGGCGGAACGGCCGGTTTCGGCGCGGGCGGTGCAGGCGTCGTTTCAGTCTTTGGGTAAAACGGCGCTTTCGGCGCCTCTACCTTGGCCGGCTCAACCGAAACCGGCTCGATCGGCTTCGGAACCTTGTAAGGAGCCGCTCCAACCGCGCCCTCGCAAGCGCGGACTCGCCCTTCCAGCTCCGTCAGCTTCTCGGCATGCTCGTGCGGCAGCTTGGTCGCATCGTTGACCGACCGGCGAAACTCAACGCCGTCAGTCGTCAGCGCCGCAACATTACCCTCGACAGCCGTGAGCCGGTCGGCATTGATTCGCGCCTGCGAAAGCGCCTTGAGCTGCGAATACTCCGCATGACTCATTCGATTGCGAAGATCTTCAAGCCCAGCAGCCAGGACGCGCGCATCAATGCTGTGCGTGATATCGGCGTCCGGAGATTTCAACTGCGCGATCAAGGTGTCGAGATCGGTGACGGGCATGAGCCAGGCTCCTCAATAACCGTGCCCGCGACGCGGGCGAATGACGTTGACGACGCTCTGAGCATCATCGGCTCGATCAGCGTAGCGCTCCTGCAGCGTCTGCGAGACGCGCACGGGCGCATCGCTGGATTCGAAACGCGGCATCGCGCGCTTGACATGCGCGTTGTCCGGCATCGGCGTCTTGTCTTCAAAAAGGTTCATGCGGCCATCCCCATGCCGGGCGGCATGCCTTGGCCGCCGCCAGGCGGCTGCCCGCCCTGTTGGCCTTGCGGCTGCTGCAGCGTCTTATTGGTCTGCGCAGCCTGCGCGTTCTTCATGGCCATCTGATCGATCGCATTGCGCTCGGACGCCTGCGTGTTCGACCCCGCCGGAACGTGCTTCAGTCCCATTTCAATCATTTTGTTGATGGTCTTGCCGAGGTCGGTCGCGCCGGCCATCGGCAAGAGATCCATCAGGTTTTTGATCACTAAGCCCAACCGCTGCATGGCAGCCGCCTCGTACCCCTTGTTGGGAGTCGGACCCGTTGCCGGGCTGACACCCATCGGGGGCGATTGCGTCTGTTGTGGCCGGGGAAGCCCCGACCCTGCAGGAACGGGCTCGGGCATCAGTGGCGGCCCTTGCGCCCTCGCCGACGATTGCGGATCATTGAAGATCTCCTAGTGTGAGGGGTTGGTCCAAAACAGATGGAGTATCCGACGCTTGGCGAGAACGACCTACGTGGTTTGATAAGACCGCAAAGGGTTGCAACAGGCTGTAAAAGCGGGTAGGTTCAGCCAACATGGTCGATGTCCTGTCGAAACGGTGGCTTACACCCAAACAAATCTGCGCCGACATGGGCGTGCATTACGACGCCTTCAGGCGCATCCTGCGCCGCGGCGACGGCCCTCAATTCAAGCGCTACGGAGCGCGCTACCTGATCCGGAAGGACTGGTACGAGAAGTGGATCGAAACAAACGAGGATAAAAAATGTTCAGTCTGACAATCGTTTTCGGACCCGGCCCGATGGTGTGGACGTTGATGTACAAAAATAGAGAAAAAGCAGAAGCTCACCGTAACTTCCTGTACGGCACCGACGACCAAATCAACCTTAGCGACGATTTCGGCCAAGAGGCCTCGCTAAAACGTACCGAGATTCACGGCTCGATGTTAGAGGACATGGAACAATCCAAACTCGCCCACATCGAACGCGCCCTGCATCAAGCGCGCACGCAAGCAAAAGGCGCGGAGATCGCCGACAGCGATCCGGTGCTGGCGCAAGCGCGCCGCCGCGCGCAAGGCGGGATGCCGATCATGCAGCCTATGCCGACGGGATTTTCGCCTAACGGGAGGTTTCCCACATGAACGTGTACACTTGCACCGACCACGAAGGATTTTGGCCGGTCGGAGTATGCTCAGTAGTTGTAGCAAAAACTGAAGACGAAGCGCATGAACTGTTGCGAATAGCGCTAAAAGAACACGGACTCACTAAAGAATTACCCTTCACGCTAATAAAGGTAAACACCGAACAGCCACAGGCGTTTTTACTTTTGGATGGTGATTACTAACGCCGTCCGCCCCCAAGCGTCTTCGCCAACACCTTCTCGGCCGCCTCCGGATTCTCCTGCATCAACTGCCGGATCATCGCCTGCTTATTCTTATCCGCCTCGCGGTTCTGAGCCAAGGCGTCCTCCCGATTAGGGAACGGCATGTTGTTAAGCACGTATTCGGTCTGCACCAGCCCTTTTGCATGAGCGGCCAAGATCAGCTGCGCATTCTCGTCGCTGAAGATCGGGCTGGACGAATGCGAGTCCACGGTGACGCGCCAATCGTCGGGCAAGTCCGTGAGCTTGAACTCGGTCTGCCGCACATCCTGGATGGTGTCGGCCTTCGTCCAATAGGTCGAATCGTCCTTGGCCTCCTTGATCTCCATCGTGAGATCGGCGGCAACCGCACAGTTACGCTCGGCGATCAGGGCGCGATCACGCAACGTGGGCGAAGCCGTCTTCATCAACGTGCCCGCATGCGAACCCGCTCGGACCCCCTGCTCCCCCTGCCCCTGCATGATCGGCGGAAAACCCGAGTTGATATCCATCTGCTCAATTACGAACTTGATCACGGGAAGCAGGTCGGACGAGAACGGCGGCGTAACGTCCTCGATCTTGGAGTTAGGATCCAGGTTGCCGAAACCGGCCATCCGCATCTGGCCATAAAGTTCGTCGGTAATCCGGTTCTCGCCGGAGAAGAACAGAATCCGGTCGACCTGCAGACCGATCAGCCGCCGCATGTCGTCCAGAAGGCCAGCAAGAAACGACTGCGGTTCGGCCAAATTGACCAACTCGCTCTTGCCCCAGAACCAACCACTGGTCTCGTTGACTTGGATCGACCTGATCGGCTGCTGATGAGAGAGAAGCCCGAGCAAATTTGAGTGCTTCAGCACCTTGCCATCCATCACGGGCGGCGAAACCAGAATATCGGGCTCGATCAGCTGCAGCGTGACATAGTCATCATGCCCCTGAATCCAAAGTTCGTGCATCGTGCACGTCTCGGCGGCGACCTGCGGCCCCATGATCTGGAAGCTGCCGCCGCTCGATACGTTCACCATGCCGCCGGGCAGAGTCCCCGAGAAACCGTTGGGATTTTGCGTCTGAATCTGGTTGGTCGACAGCACCTGATGGAAGAACGACTGGTTGGCATCGTGACTCTGCCCCGGCGCCGCGTGCGCTCGAATACGCTCAAACAGCTTCTCAGCTTTCGGAAGGTGCCAGATGCGCCGCCACACCTCTGGAAGCGTCAATGCAACCGTTTCGCAAGTAGCAATCTGCCGCGAAATGTCAGTCTCAGCCTCATTGTAGACGCCGAAATTCCAAGGCATGACTAGGCGCGCGTACTGCCGATAAGTTTCATCCGACCCCTCGGACTGCGGCCACTGCTTGACGCCGCACCACCCGTACTTGAGCGACTCGAATACGCCACGACCGAACAGAATATCGGTCGATGTCCGATCCCACTGGCGCGTGAGTTGCATCGCGGCCACACGCGCCCGATCCAGATCTTTCGGAGCGTGTATACGATCGTAATCCATCGAGAATTTAAGCTCGACGGGAGAGAAAATGTGAGAGGCGATCCGGGAAAGATGGGGGTCGATCTTGTTGATCAGCGCCTTGTTGCCATCATAGCGGCCGGTCTCGGCGATCTGATTGAGGTTCATGTAATAAGCGGACCGTGAAGCCGACGAGACCCGGCACTGCTCGACCATGTCGCGGGCGAATTGGAGAAGCTTGTTGTAGTCGGTGGGGACCGTTATCATTTCATGATGCTTTCGTACAACAACTTATCTAAATGCCTTTTGGTAATTGCGTACACTTCCTTAAGATGTGGCGACACGTCAAAAAACGACTTCTTAGCCCGCCACTTGGCGGCCTTACGTAAACTACCTAGCGCATAATCGGGGCGGCCGTCGGCAATATGACGCGCAGCATTTGCATCGTGCCTCTCAGCGTTGGATTCAAAAAAAGCTTCGAGTGACTGATAGTTCGTCATCACCGAAGGTACCCCTTGCTCATGTACGAGGCCTGCAATACGGCGTCCGCCTTTTCCGCATGCGCAGATGTCAAAGCCGTTCCCACCTGTGCGCCCCGGCGCGGCAAAATCGACCCGGGGACGCCTTGAGCGATGTGTCCCGTAGCAGCACCAGCCGCATACTCCATTGCGATCGAATTATGATCCGAACCAAAGCCGACATGCGCATTGGGATTTCTCGCCCGCATGGCATCCATGTGCCTGGTCAGATCGTTAACCACCGGCATGGCAGCGATCTCGCCCTGCTTCATATTGTCGCGGAGATTGGTAATCTTGAGGTCGGCCATGTCGGAAGCGTCGCAACCCGCCATCTCGGCGGCCTGATAAACCCGCTCCTGGGACGCCTTCTCCATCGCCTTGTAGACGCCGTCCGAGCAACGGTTGGCGAAACTCAGGATATTCGGCATGACGACGTCATCGTCAGCGCGATCACTAACAAGCCCGTAGCCGCACGCAGGACAATCATCCGGGGGATCGTCCACAAGCCATTTGACCTTCTGCTTACAGCCAGGGCACTTAATCACGAAGGGCATTCGGAACCTCAAACTAAGTGAGCGGATCGGCGGCATTGTGACGGTAAAGAACCCCACACGACTGAGGGTCGGCCCCGCCTTCCGTTGTCGGACCTCCGCTCCGGCCCTCGTTATGCGGCCGACTAATCGGGGTCAAGAAGCGCTTGCGTAATGGCGCCTTCCCGAACTTGCGCCAAAGTCACGATGCCGGCGCCGCCAAATTTTTGAAAAACGCGCGTCGGATTCTTAATAGCCTCGCGCACCGCTATTGGCATCGCAGCAATCCAACCGAACAATGCTCTACGATCCAACATCTTAATACCTCCGACCTGTGCCGTAGCGCCAAGCATTGCGAGCGGCGGCAACTGCATCTCGGCGCCGACCCGCCTGCTTGGCTGCAAAAAACGTCTCCAAGCTATTCTGGTTGAAAAGCGTCACCTGGTCAACTATCGACAGCCGCTGCCGGGATTCCTCCGCAGCGCGGGTGCGCCGCTCGCCGATCAGCCCCTGGCGAATCTTGGTCATCCAATAATAATTGGCCAGCGCCATTGCGACTGCCCGGTCGTCGCGCATCGACGACGGCGCCCCGATCGAATCGCCCTCCCGCGAGATCGACCGCATCTCCTCGATCAGATCCATGGACCGGATGCGCAGCTTACCATTGGACGCGATGTCGCGCAGCTGCTCCATGATCGTGATCTTCAAACGGGTATTCGTAAGCCAGTGATAATTATACCCCGGCCCCATCGAATCCGGGCGAGTGTAAATATAAGTCTTGACGTTCTGAAATAGATTCATGAGCCCGCGTTCTTCCAGCGGCTTCTGAACATAAGTCGCGTTCTCAATGTAGAACTTCAACGCCTTTATTTCGTTGTAGACGGCGGTGCCGGGACCGTTGAGTTCGAGGATGTATCGGATAACGGCTATAGGACTAGCGCCGTACCATCCCAAGATAGCCGCCAAGGTCCATGCAAGATGACGTGTTGTTTGGAGAGGCCAAGCGTACTCAGCAACTTGGTCGACCCCGTCCGCATAGCATCGAAGGATTTGAATTGCAGAATTGCAGTTGTTCTCGTTTTCTCCATAGGCGGGATCGACTCCTGCGACATAGACACCCTCCGGGGCTGGTTCTTCCCACACCTTCAACTCGGTCGACCGGGGATTCTCCGACCGGTAAATTTTCATGTCGGCGAACTCTTCGCCAGCCAGGAACATAAAAGACTTGAACTTGCGACTGACATGCTTGTTCGTCATATCGGTCAAGTCGGCGCCGGCAAAAAATACCGATCCCGTCTGCTGCCAAGCCTCCTCTTCCGTCCAGGCCTGCTCGGCAAGCATGATCGTGTCGTCTTCTTCAACGGCCGAGTCGTTCTCGGCGTTCACCTCGGGATTCACCTTCTTGCGAATCCAAGCCAGCTGCTCGGGCGTTATGACGTGGCCGTACTGGTCCCTCACCGCCTTGATCCGAACCGCCTCTTCCGTCGTCGGTGGGGCGAGTCCATACAATTGAAAATCGGCATGCTCTTGGGGGATGCTCTGGCTAGGCTTAGACCACCAACCGAGAAAAAGGCATCTGCAATGATGCGGATCGGCCCTGGCCCTGTCCCACATTGTTTTCCAAGAATTATAGCCTCTCGCGGTAGACTCGCGAATGTACAATCGGTCCGGATGTTCCTCGGAAAACGACTGCTCCAACGCCTTGATGCCAACCGGATTCTCATAGGAACAAATCTCGCTCATATGCGCGGTGGTCAGCCCCTCCGAACGACCAAGCGTACCGCTGGACTTGCTCTCCTTCACACCAGCTGACATAAATAACATTGTCGACTCGTTCTCCAGCGTAAGACTCTCCCGATTGCCCGAACCAGTGCCCTGGACCGCGGGAAACCGGAGATTGGCAGGCAGGTTCTTAATAAGAGTTACGAGCTCTTTGCGCGCGCTCTCCTTGTGAGGCGCGGTGTCGAACACCAAGGCGCCCTTCAAGCCGGCGTGAATGCCGAGGTAGAACGCCATCAAGGCGCGGGTGATCGTCGATATGCCGAGCTGGCGGGCCTTGAGAACAAAAATATCGTGAATATCTTCTTCCAGCGCGTCAAAGACGGCCGTTATGAACTGAATCTGCCCGTCGTAGAGATGCTCGCCGAGGCAGATGCGGCCCTTGTCTTTGGAATTTATATAGCAACGGGCCAGGAAGGCGTAAAACGCCGCCTCGACACGATCCCTTTTCGCTTCGCTCCAGCCTGCCATGCCGACAAGCTTAGCAACTTAGTGATCTGTCGGCAAGTCTTTAGGTTGCAAGTAAAAATCATCTCCTATTTGATGAATAACACGACCTCTATACTTAAAGTACAGATCAACCGGAGTCGGCTTAGGTATTTTCTCAAACCTCGACACAACATAATCTGCAAAAGCCTCAGAAAAAGTTTTATAACCCATCTCAACGCCCCCAATGCTGTTGCTTCTGCTGCGCCGCCCGCAACTCCTCCAGCTGTATCTCCAGCTTGCTTTTTATGGTCCCATAAAATTGGGCTGCGTCCCCCTTCGCATCGATCAGCAGGAACTCGATCGGCTCAGTACCGCCGGGCGGAACGATGACACAGGCGCCGCCAAACTCTTGAGGGTTGCGCTCGATCCGTTCCGCCATGACGCGGAAGCGCTCCGCGATCTTTTGTTCGGAGCGCTCGACAAGGGGTTGGCCGTCGTTCATACTGAACGACCTTGTCGCATCTCGTTTACAGTCCGAGGGTCGTCTTCACGATGCCGCCCGCGATCGGGGTCACCGTCTCCATGAGCTGCGCGGTACAACTCGAATTCATCCGCCAAACGGCGTACGGAATTTGCGTAGCCTACCGTCATTCCCAAAGCTTCAGCCGCATCAGCGTAGGCACGCAAGGCAGCCGGTGCTGCTGGATCACGAGCGCCAATTGTAAAATTGGGCCACTCGACAACCGTACCATCCCGCCGCTTGACGAGGTACTTGCCTTCCGGCGTCGCCGGATTATCCCGCCACAAGCCGTGCATCACAGGTTTTTCACTCATCGGATATCCTCTCCAACCTTTTCCGCCTTTTGCTACGCGCTCTCGGATGTGCGCGTAGGCGAACTCGATATTCTTTCGGTGGTCGTCAGTCCAGTCGTAATCATCTATAGCTGTGGGAAAAGTACGGTTTGATCTCGTCATTGATCATCTGCCCGACCGACGGCGCGTTGGCAAGCCTCTGGGCGACATCCTCGGGGACGCCCTGGTAAGCGGAGACCTTACCTGATTTACTCCAGGTTACGAGCAATTCACCCGTATCCGAGTCATAGCCGACTTCGGAGACGACGGAAGAAAAAACAGATTGTGACCAGCTCATGGTTCCACCTCGTCATAAATTCGTTCAACGTATTCACGCGTCATCTCGGGGTGCTCCAGCATCATCTCGCCGATCACCCAGGACCTGCGCTGTGCGCGAAATTGTTCGCGTTTTTGCTCAGGACTCATCGCGGCAAACCGAATTGCCGATTCCCGCAAAAGCCGATCAAGTTCCGGTCGCTCCGGCACAGCTGTAAATTTCATTTCAACTTCTCCTTTTTCAAGGCGTCCAGCATGATGTCCCTGACGATCGGAAATAACACGTCATCCGTATCCTCTATAGTCTCGTCCGCAAACGCCAGGAACGGGATCTTCATGACCTTGTTGTCCGGCAGCGGCTTCTGTCCGGCATCGGCCCGGCACAGGATGATCCGGCGACGACTCTTATCATGATCACCTAGAGAAAAAAACTCTCCTGCGTTCTCCCCAATGTAAGCGTTGCGAATGTGATAAAAGCGATCAGGAAAGCGCCGGAAATAAGTGCCGTCGGCACGCTCCCACAGCTTCTCAAGGGCTTTGCGGTCGGTCACGTTCGCCCCCGCAATTTTAACGCCGCTTGTACACAAATCGCCTGGTGCACCGCGTCTTGCAGAGCGTGGTGAGGAATGGTCCTGCGATCAGGCGCGGCTTTGAAATCAAACCCAAACATGGCAAAAACAGTCCTGGTATCGCGAGCATCATAAAATTTCCAAGGGATACAATGCGGCATGCCACACGCACGATAGGCAGCTTCGAGCAATACAATATCGAATCCCGCCCCGTGAGACCATATGTACTGTCCTTTGTTGATCGCGAACCACTCGGAAAATTCTCCGAGAACCACAGGTAATGCGACCGGATCTTGTTCAAACACCGCCTGCGCAGCAGCATACCCAGACCACCAAGCTTTTGTCTCCTTACTATAAGTCAAACCAACTGCATCACACGACGATAAATCTATATTACGATAGAATTCTGCATCGACGTGCGCCGCGTCAAGCTTGAAAGTACAGGCACCTATCGAACGAATCACGCTTCCCGGCACCGTTCCAAAAGTTTCGATATCGACCATGACGTGTACAGACATATCATTTACCCCTCAAATCATAACAACGGTTGCTCCCAAGCCTCATGTACCCGCTCGACGGTCGAGAACAGCACGTTAAAGTTCTGGACTTCCGGCACCAGCCGGCGATCCCTGGCAACCGGAACCGGTCGTCCTCCGTCCTGCCTGAGCTCGAACGTCGTATAGCCCTTACCCGCCATGTAATCGCGCAGATCCATCTGCGACGCTCCAAACCGGTCGAGCGCGGGCAGGTTCATCTCGCAGCAAACGAAATCGATTCCTCGCGTCAGCAACTGCCCCGCGCCGATCAAGGCGTGCAGCTCGGCGCCTTCGATGTCCAGCTTCAGCAGCCGCGGCTTCTGGTCGTAAGCAAGACACCACTTGTCGAGAGTCAACCCGCCAACTGGCGTCCGGTTCAAGGTTCCCTGCAACGGGGCCAGGCTGCTCATGCCGGTATCCGCCGGCTGATGAAGCGTGACCTGGGAATCCTCGCTCCACAAGGCACGATTGATGACCGTGACGTTCTCGGCGTGGCTGCGCTCCACGTTAATGCGCAGCTTCTTGAAATTAACCGTGGACGGCTCGAACGCCTCGACATGACCTTCTGAGCCTGTCGAAGAATCGCCAACGAGACGAGACATCACCATCGTGAAAAAACCAATGTTGGCGCCTCCGTCAATGGCAAAGTCGCCCGTACGCAGAACACGCCGCATGAGATGAACGGTCTCCGGCTCGCAGGCGCCGTTATGTTCAAGAAAGCGCTTCGTCATGACGTCAGCAATAAAACCGGGATCGTACACCAAGTCGAACACGATCTCGCGACCGAGTACGGTCATGTGTACGTGCAGGTCGCTGTTCTCGCGTCGCTGCTCTAACACCGCCTTGGCGAACGCGCCGTCACGCAGCTTCTCTTCCCGCGCCAATTCGGACCGCCCCTTGACAGTAATGACGTAATTAACGGAATCGCTGGCGCTCATCAGCCCGCGTTCAGTCAGCGCCAGTAACGGTTCCTTCCACCGGCCAATCGGGGCCATCGACTCGCCTTCCGCCGCGATCATCAGCACGGTCATCTCGTCGTCGGTCATCGCCCAGTTCCCTCAGTCGTTTGGCAGCTTCCAGCAGGAGTTCGCGGTCGTCGGCGCCTTGCAAGACTTCGCGCGCTCTTTTTTCCAACCTGTCGATCAAGTGCATGAATACGATCCTCCAGCGCCAGTGAGATGTCGTTAAAAACGGGCGCCCAGCGCAAGTCTTCGCCCTGATTGAACACGCGGTGATTCGACCATACCTGATCCCGGCCATTCGTGCCCAGACGATAGTCCTTGCCCAGTCGGCTGTAGGGCACCCAGCACTCGGTCCCCGTCAAAGCGCAGATGTGGGCGAGGGCCGATTCGCAGCAGATCACCAGGTCGAGTTGCTTGAGGACGGAGATGGTATCGACGACGTCTCGGATGTAAGGAGAAAGGTCTCGCACGAGGGGAAGACCGTGATTGTCATACAAGCGCTGGGATTCAGGCCCAATTTGGAGAGCATATAGCTGAATACTTGGGATTCGATATAAGTCAAAGAATTGCTCGACGGGGATTGACCGATGCGAGTTGATGTCATTGAACGGACTCCCTGCCCAGGCGATGCCGATATGCAGCTTGCGATCCGTAACCTTCCAATTCAGCGGGAGCTGGACGACCGGGTACGAGATATGCGGTGCTTGTCGGATTTCTTCGGTCGAGAGCCCGAGCGCGGTCGGGAGGCTGACGAAGGTCGTCCAGCAATCCGCTTCGGGGAGGGGAGCGGGCTTGGGGACGATGTTGATATTTGGGATTCCAACGAAAGCGTGCATGAACAAACGGACAAGCTCGGGTTGAACCATAAGATGTAAGTAGCGTGCCCTTTTTGCAGCTGCCGGGATAAAGCGCGCAAAGCTGATGGTGTCGCCGAGACCCTGATCAGCATCGACGTAGACCGTTTTTTCACTTTCGCCCTCCCATTGTGCATAAGGCAGATTCAGATACGACTTCAGTTTGTACCTGAAACGTACCTCGAACCGTTTGAAGCCTTCATCCAGCTTCCGAGCTTGGAGCAACGCGAACGCATAAGCGAGTTCGACGATCGGATCGGACGGCATCAAGTCCCACGCGCGCTGCGCCGCCTCCAGCGCTTCGCCAACCCTGTTCTGGATCGTCTTAATTTGGGAAATGTGAACCCAGCCATACTGGAGGTTGGGATCGACCTTCAAACCCTCCTCGGTCACGCGGAGAGCCTCTCGCGACTGCCCAAGACCGTGAAGGCGGTAACCGATGTTGACCAGCGCCTTGGCCTTGGTGCCATCATCCAGGCCGCACTCCAAGGCGCGGCGCCAGCAGGCGATCGCGGACGGGATCGCGTTGAGATCGGAATGGTTGCAGCCGGCCTGGTAAAACGCTTGCCCCCAGGTCGGATCCGCATTGCAGGCGGACGAGAACAAATGGAGCGCGTGCTCCAGATGCTTGGGATCATCCTTGTTGTTACTGGACGCAACCGCCTGGTTGTAAAAAAGCGTCGCTTGCTGACGGTCACCCATTACGAATTTGCCTTCTTCAAAATGGAATCGACATGACATCTCAACGGTGCGCACCACCCACAGGCGGGTTCTCAGTGCGTTTGTTCCAGACCCGAGGCATGTTTCCCCCTCTTCAACATCCGCCACACCGCCAGGGCCGTATACGGCTTGCCATCTCGCCCCAGCATACCCTCATGCGACATCAGCTCGGCGATGCGCGTCGGACCTCTGGCACGCGCCTGGTCCCGGAACCAGCGGGCCGCTCGCGCATGCTCCTCCTCGGCTTCGTTCCGCACGAGGACAGACCTGGTGCCCTCTCCGACCTTGCGCCAGCCGTACGGGACCGGGCCGCCCGTGTGCCCGCCACGCTCGCGCTTGGCGCGCTTGCCGTCGGCGATGCGCTCGCGGATACGTTCGCGCTCCAACTGGGCGAATGCCGACATGACCGTGAATATCACTTGCGCAATCGCCGACTCCGCAACCGGCTCGGCGCCGAGATCGAGAAGAATCAAACCGATCTTCTGTTTCTTGAACCGCTCGATCATCACGCAAGCATCGGCGGCAGAACGGAACATGCGGTCCAACTTAGCCGCTATCAGCACATCTCCCGACTTCGCAGCCGCAAGCAACTCCTTGCCGGCAGGACGCTCGTGAAGGGGAATGGAACCGGACACGCCGGCATCCGTGTAGGTTTGAAAATCGTACTTGCCGGCCGAGCCGCGCAGTCCGGCAATCGCCTTGCATTTCGCCAATTGCTCCGCGATCGTGGTCTTGTCGGGACCAGCCTGCTTGAGCGTCGAGGTGCGGGCGTATGAAAGTATCACCTTAATCTCCCGCTCTTAAATTACGCGCCCTTTTTTCAACCGCTTTCCAATAATCGTCAATCTCCCTAACCAAATTCTTAGCATCAGCTCGTAACGGCTCATGACTTATCGACCATCGAGGCGTCCAAAAATTCCACCATGGACGCTCATTCTCAGCGGCTAAGTTGCCCAAAACCGTACGAGCACGACTTAATAACGTGCGACCGTCCATGACTTCCTCCATGTAGTGTTATTCACTACACTTCTTTTTTGCCTCCGTCAAGTGTTTCGCCACCCGCCTGATTCCCTCTTCCAAAGTGATCTTGGGCTTGTAGAACTGACTCAGCTTGTAGGTGTCGGCAACGCGGTAGAAGACGCCTTCGGGCTTGGTTTTGTCGCAGACGACGTCTTCATAAGAAGTCGGGCGAACTTCAGCAAGCGCCATCTCAGCCAATTCTCGGAACGATACCGCAATTCCGGTCCCAAGATTAAGCGTATCGCCAGGCTTCAAAACGTCCTTGGTCTGCATGACCGCTTCGACGATGTCATCGATGTGAATGAAGTCGCGACATTGTTCCCCGGAACCCCAGATCGCGATCGGGTTCTCTCGATTGACGACGCGGCGGATGATCGACGGGAAGGGGTAGTCGAAGGACTGATCCTCACCGTAGCCGGAGAAGGGGCGATAAATAAGAACATCGGCCCCGTACTGCTTGACTGCTAGATGCGCTAGATACTCGCCCGTCAGCTTGGCCCATCCATACGTGACATCCGGGCGGCCGAACTTGGTGGCGCCTTGGGTCACAAGCGACTCGGCGAGCTTGATGTACTGCAGGCGCTGCTGCAACTCGACGGGATAGACGGCGGAAGACGAGAAGTAGATCACCTTCGGTTTTCGATCTGGACCGACGGCAGAAGGTCTAGCGCCAACTACCCAACGAAAAAACGCGGCGTCGATCTCCAGGTCGACGGCAACATCAAGTGGGGCATTGTCGATCTTCAACCGGCCGCCAACGATCGCAGCGCAATGAATGATCAAATCGTACTCGTCGGAATGATCCATCGCCACGACACCGTCGCGAACATCCCACATTCGACGAAAACGAACATAATGCGGCGCCACTGGGTCATGCCATTTGTGCAGGGGCTCGCCGGCACTCATGTTGTCGAGCGCGACGACTTCCCAGCCATCGCGGACGAGACGACGGGTGAAGGCGCGCCCGACAAAGCCGGCGGCGCCAGTGATGAGAACGCGTTTCATTTTTTCTTTACCCGCTTCCTGATCAGTCCGTATTTGCGTCGCAACTCGCGGGCATCGTAATAGGGCGAATCGTCGATCGACGCTATTGCCGCCTTGGACGCGCGCCAACCCCGTTCGTGCTCGATCACTTCACCCCAAAGATATACCGTACCGCTTACAACCGTGCCCAGTTGTAAGCGGTACGTATATCCGTAAGCACCTGCAGCCACCCGATCCTTGAAAGCATGAACGCCATTATGCGTGGACACATCACCTTCGACGATCTCGCCAGGACGCCACACAAAAACCGATCGGTACATGCTGTAAAGAAGACCGTCCGAATTAAGGTGCCAACAACGATAACCAACTATTTCACCGGCTCTAATACCGGCGTCTTGGATGGTTGGGGTTGTGGTATCGACCGACGTTGCGGCTGTGCCGGCGACTGCGGAGAAGGCGAAATTGGGACCCGGCGAGAGGGTGGCGAGACCGCCGGTTCCGGCGCCTGGACCGGGTGCTTGGTTGGCACCACCGTGTGCCTGCGCAGAGGACTTCCGATATCTGCCATATATTTTCTCCTTCCAGACATGCCTGATAAATCGAGCAGCAGGACGAAACAAGGCGATCCCAGGCTCTACGGCACGCCAAAAACGCAAGGTTAAGATCGCCTGCTTCACTTCCCGATAAACGACTGCTTCATCCTGCCCACGCGAATCGAGCAGCTGTCTTATATAGAGATTATCCGGAAGAGGCCACATTTCATGCCAACCAAAGCTTCGAATGATCGAACTTCCACCCGCCAACGGTCGGCTGCGCCTCCTGGAACTGCATCCCGTACAGGAGCGCGGAACCCGAGAGGACGGTCAACCGCAACAGGCGCCAGGACACGCCTGTCGGGGCGACCACCTGTGTGACCTGGTTGGACGCCTCAGGGAGAAGCGTAGGCCTCACCACATAGCCCGACTTCGTATCCTCGATCTGAATCTGCCCACCCTTCTCGCCGCCCATCACCATGAAGCGGGCGGTGCCGGAAGCGCAGCATTCGAACTGAGCGCCATTGCTGTTCTCGTTGGACGAAAACTCCATAGTTGCCTTCGGTCCAAAGCCACGAGCGGCGAAGCCGCCGAGGCCGGGAGACCATTTGAGCCGCCAGTCGCCGCTCCAGAAGGCGCGATCAAGGGAATCGAGTTGGTGCGCAAAGACGATCTGCGTGCCGTCGTCACCCCGGAAGCGGACGGGCGGGCCGCCGATATCAAAATCGCTGGCTCGAAGCGCCGCAGTCGCATCCTTGAACTCGGCAAACGCTGCGTCGTTCCTCCTGTCCTCGACGGGGGCATCCGCGAGCTTGAGGCCCTGGTCGGCGAGAGAAGGCTTCTGGCCGATCATCTCAACGGGCGACGGTACCAGCGCAAGCGACGCAAGACCGTTCGAAGCCAGAACCGCATCATTGCCCCAATCCGGGGTCGTCCAGTGATCATTTGTCCTGAAAGCCCAGTAAGAGCCGATGTCGATGCCGGAAAGCCGGGCGAACGTGCGGCGGTTCTCGGTCGTCCAGTGCGTGCGGAAATGCTTGAGCGTCAGCTCGGCAGCCTGGCGCGTCAGGATTTGCATGCCCCAGCCGAGGTTATGCACAAGAGCGTACCCGTCTCGCTGGCAAAGGAGTCGATCCACATATGCTCGCGCAGACACGGCTCCCACTGCAAGACCATCTGCTGCGCCGCGCTCAAAGAGCGCCATTGTCGGACCGAACCAATCGGGGTGTAGAAGGACGTCATTTTCAACAAGTCCGACATGCGTGTAGTCTCCCTTGAGCATTTCGGTCAGCGCGTAGACGACAGCGGTATCGGCGCCGCCTTTGACATTAATATGAACGTGATCCGGCTTCCCTTCCTCCATATAGTCGCCCGCGAATCGCATGCCGGTCAGCGTGTCGCTACCATCGATTATGAACGTCGTGAACTTGTCGGGCTGCAGCAACGGGACGATCGTGCGCTTGGACAGGTCGACGCGATCTTTTGTGAGGAAGGCAATTGCCATTTTATGCATCAATACTCTCCCCACACTTCTATTTCTCCAATCTGCTCAATTTTATCAGCAACCTCTGAAAAGAAAGGATCGCGAGCAGCGACAGCCATCGCGCGCAAAATAGGCACATGACGTTCTGCCAACTCACTGCCGCAAGACTCCAACAAGGCGTTCAAAGAATCTGTCCTCCCGCCTCCGAAAGACTTCGTCCCCTTAATCGGCCGCCAGCAAACCGTGACGCTCATTTCATAACCTCGTCGCAGTCCGAGCACCAAGCAAGCCCTAGTTCCTGCAGTTTGCCGCGCTCAGGCATCCACGAAGGGAGATTGGTGAACAAGACACGCATGAAGCCGGTCACGCTGGTTTGCCCGAGGAAGCCGTCGAGCCAAGCGGTGAAGTCGAGGATGTGCTCAGCGCCCCATTGCTCGGCGGCCAGATCGCGTAGAAGGTCGTGGGGATTGCGCTGCTGTAGAACGAACGGTTGCCCGAAGTGCACGTGGTAACCGAATTCCCTTGCAACTCTTTGGGCCACGAGACCCGCATATATATCATCGTATCGCCCAAACGCAGGCACCATGAGAAAGCAGGGAGCAAGTTCGCGGATAAAGGCGATGTTCTGAGAGTTGAGCGGCGCCCAGGTTTCCCTCGGATCGGTGACGATGCCGGCGCGCAGGAGTTCGCTGACCTGGTGCACCTCGGGATGCTGCGAGATGCGGTCGACCGCCGAGGTGTCGGGATCCCCGAGGATCATGCCTTGGGCGATGCCGATCTTGGCGCCGGTGACGTGCTTAAACCGAACTTCGTCCCAGTCCAATTCTTGAGGAAAGCCGCGCTGCACCACCTTTGGAAAGCACAGCGACGCAGGATCAAACCATCTGCCGTAATGAGGACGAGCCATCACGCCGTCGAAAAGTTGTCCTCCGAGCACTGGATACGGCTTCCTGCGCCAGTGAAGCGCCCGCATGAACGCTTCAAAATAAAATGGATCGAGAGGAATATTGTCGTCATCGATACTGACGATCAATTCCGCGCCCCATTTGAGGGCTTCGAGGAGGGCGATGTTGCGGCGGTCGATCGTGTTCCAGCCGATCAACTCGGAACACTTATACCCTAAATTTTTCTGCGCCGTCTCATTCAAATACGCGCAATTGTCCACATAATTGTACGGAATTACTGGAGGAGACTTGCTATCGCCAGCCACGAAGAAGCGGACGTCCGGATCGTGCGCCCGATAGAGGGAGAGGACACGGGGGACGTTTATTGTTGTGATTATAAGAGCGGTTTTCATCTCATTCCTGCATCTTGAAGATCGTCGACTGCATCAATCCGAGCGAAAGCAAGCCGCACGGCGTGGCTTGCCAGAAGTGCCCCATGCGCTTGCCGTCCACGACCTCGCTGTACGCAACTACGAGGAGATCAGGATTGCATTTGCCACTGTCAATATCCCGCAGCAGCTTCAGCAAGACATCGCGAGGCGTCCAAGCCTTGCCGTCAAGATCACGCTCGGCCTTAATCTCACTAAGAGAAACCGGATGGTCGCTGAAGTCGGTCATTCCATCGCTCCAATAAACGGTTTGCCTTCTTCAGACCGGGCAGGCTCGGAAGACGTGTGAGCTTCCTGTCGAGTTGATGCCGGCTTATCCTGCGACTCCAACCACTGCTTGATGATCATTTGGATCAGACTGGCGAGCGAGAGCTGCCACTTGGACGCCAGCTTGCGCAGGCGCTTCTTGTCGGGGACCGACAACCGGATGCTGGTCGGATATTCGGGATGCCTCATTGAGAATTGGCCTTGAACAATTTGCACCAACCTTGCGGCTCGATCGAACCTTCAACTTTCGTACAGCGATGCCCGGTTCCGGTAGAGGCCGACGGCAGCGAATAAAAATGCGCGCACCACTGGCACTGCTCCGACGGATTCTTTGCCTTCGTCGTGTAGCCAGCGTCGACCTTGGCTTTCTTGAGCATCGGGACTCCCGGATAAAAGAAGCGGACGCCCGCGGGGGGCACGGGTGTGTGAAGCGTCCGCCTCCCGGCTCCCTTGGGAGGTCGCCAGGAAGGAACGTAGTGCAGTTCACTACATCGTGTCAAGTGCTCCTGGCGGGCTGAAAGCATACCCGCGCGTGCGCCGCGCAGTAGGGAAGCGGGAATTGCCTGATGGCGCCGCAAAAGAAAAAGCCTTTCTCGCGCGGATCGCCAACTCCGAATTTACAGTGCTCGCGACCAACCGTGAAGATCGTCTTGCGCTGCCGCTTGGGGATGTCCTGGTCGGCGGGATCGCCGGGCGGATTGCCTTGCGGGTTGACAACAGGTCCGTCGACAATCCTGGAGATGCGCGAGCGGTTCTGGGCGCCGGGGTTCTTGATGCGAGGATCCTTGCGAGGGAAGCGCCCGCCGAGGCGCGGATGGACCGCGCGCTGCAAACCAAGACGATGCGCCTTGCCCATGATCGCGGAGCGGGTCAGCGCGAGCTCGGAGGCTATCTGGTAGAAAGACAGGCCGTCGGCGAAGAGCGACTTGAGTTTCTCGACGCGGTCGGGGGTCCAGTCGGAATTTACAGTTCCCATCGTTCATCCAGATACTTAATCGCGAGGTCGGCACGAGAGACTTGGACGAAAAACCGAGGCACGAAAGCCTGACGAGTCACGGCGATCAAATCACCATACAGGCTGTCGGCGAGCTGCTTGCGTGTCAACTCGTAAGCAGCGTTCATCCTGATTTTAAGCAAATCCTCCGCCGACGGTAGCGCCTTGATCGGCATGATCGACGTCACCCGAACGATGGCGGGCGCTGCGACCAACGAAATCAGGCCGGTGATGAGAGAGCGGCGATTCAACATTCCAGGTACGCCTTTATGAATTCGGCCGCGACTTGCGGAACGATGGCATTTCCGTAGGCGCGCAACTGCTCCATCGCGCCGGTAACCCCATGAGCCACGCGACCCACGGCGGGTTCAACCTCCCAGAAACCACATTCTTGCCGTGACTCTGCAAACCGTTCCAACGATTGGCCGTTGGCGTGGGCAAAAGCTGCGCCACTACCCAAGCAAGCGGCTGACCGGAAGTCAGCGCGCGTCTGGGCGGTTGCGATCCCAGAAGGGTCCGGCCGTCCCGGCGCGTCGGCGTCGGCCACAAACCAGATTCTTTCGCGGATGTGCGGAGCGCCGACGCCAGCAGCCGGCAATACGGCCGCCCCGACGGCGTAGTCTTTACTCTCCAGGTCAGCGAGCACAAGGTCGAGCCAAAGGGACGCTCGCGCAACCTGCTCGCCAAAGACAGTTGAAGGGCGGCAGACGCCGATGAGATGGAACCAGAAAGGCCAGAGGTGCCGCTCGTCAGCAAACCCGCCGCCTTTACCTGCCGCGGAGAAAGGCTGGCAAGGACAGCTTCCCGTCCAAACCGGGCGATCAGTTGGCCAACCTGCTGTTGCAAGGGCGAGGGGCCATCCACCGATGCCGGCGAAGAAATGGCACTGGGTGAAGGGGGCGAGGTCGGCGGGTTTGACATCTTGGATCGGGCGCTCGTCGACGGTTCCAGGGGGAATTAATTGTTTCTGAATCAGATTTCGCAGCCATTGGGCGGCGTAGGGGTCGATCTCGTTGTACCAGTTCACCCCCATCCCCCGCACATGGCATGAGCGGTGACGCCGAGAATTATCGCGATCTGGGCGTCGGCGATGAGATGTGCGTAGAGGTTCCAGAGGTCGGGCATTTGTAGTGAAAGATTGCATGGGGGGAGGGAGGGGTCAAGGGGATTCCAAAATGAAGGCCGCGATATGACGGCCGGTGCCTTTTCCAACGGAGTTATCCTCAATCGCGAGCCAACGAACGTCGCCAAGGTTGCGGACCCGCGTTCCAATTGCGGACAGGAGCATCAATACCCATTTGTCGACGGGATAAACAAGAACAACTAATTTTCCTTTTTGCTGCTCAATTATCGCTTTTCGAACCCAAGCGGTCGGTCCTTTCTTTTTACCTTCGTGAATTATGCTGCCGAATGGTGGATTGACGTAATTGCGCAGGCCCCATTCACACGTCAGTCCATCAAAGTCGGGCGGAAGAGGGTGCGGGCAAGGATCGAAATCAAAATTAAATTCAGCATTTAATTGAGCGTAGAGCGCGGGCGGCGTGAGCCAATAATGCTTGCCGTCGGCGCCGTTGCCGAGGTGGAATTTATTGTTTTGCGGGCGAAGTTGAGATTGGTGCATGGCAGGAATTATAAGCACGAAATGAGAGGGGATGCACTACAAATTTTTGGAAAAATTCCGGGGGACACGTGGGGTGAGGTGCCTCGAAACTCCTGTCTTCGCAGTCCATCGCCTCGCGCAATGGTTGAGGTAGTGGCGGTTGCGCAGCTACATTTTGTCGCATTGTCGCACTTACCCTATTACCGCTGACCTAAGTTACTGAACGGTAAGTAGTGCATGGTCGGCAAGAACACCTTATTACCTCCGAGCCCTGAATCGCACGCCGCTCGCGAGGCGTTTTGTTGTAATGATTGAGGAATTTACCCGCTTCATTTCTCAATTGTAACTGAGAAATGCGGTTGTAGTACGCGCGGTGCAACTAATCGAGGATATCGGAGGTGATTCGCTGGCTGAGCGGCGCTTGGTCAAGGGGGGAGGTGCGCTGGGAGACGGCTCGCAGTAGAATGCGAAAATGACGCTTGACCGACAATCGGAATTTACCCTTGCCGCGCGCGATAGCAGGCCTCTAGAGCACCGCGATTCGCTCCCGGGCAAGACGGAAGCATCGCCTTTCTGGCGCGCAATGGTGCTCCTAATCGAGCCGCCCTACACCCGCGACAAACTCGTCAATTTCTTCGAACAGCGCGCGCAATACGCGGCAATTCGCAATTGGCGCTATGGCCATCGCATCCCGCCCGATTGGGCGTCCGAAATGATTCGGCATGAATTAGAGCGGCGCGCTGCAGCGCTCAAAAGCGTGGCCCAGTCACTCGCTAAACGCGGACCGGGGCCAGCGATCCGCGGCACAGCTCAGCTGCACGCGTGGCGCGCCAAGCAAGCGGAGGAACGCGAGGCAAAGAAAAAGGCCTCCGAAGAGGCCTCTTAAATTCCGCGCCATCCCCAGCCATTAGGCCTCGGGTGTCAAGCGGAGGAACGCGAAAAGAAAAGAGCGGCCGAAGCCGCTCTACCGGTTCAATAAATTTCAACGATCAATTCACCGTCTTTGTAAATATGGACCGCTTCCAAGGGCGCGGACGCTTCGCATGCCCTCTTATAGGCGTCGGACAGCATGTATAATGCTTCCCACTTGGCCTCTTTGAATGTGTCCGCTGACCGCTCCGCATCGCACCCGTTGTCAACATCAGTGGCGCTTTGGAATCCTAAAAGTTTGTACATGTCCGTCTCTCCTCAATTCAACCGCAAAGTGTTTCGACGCAATTATTAAAGCACGGCTTTGGCTCGGGTGTCAAGCGGAGGAACGCGAAAAGAAAAGGGCCAGCGAATTGCTGGCCCTTGAACGCGAACAGCCTATTGACAGGCGCGCCAGTCAGTCTGCCGGTGTTCGCGCCGACCCTGAATATCAATTGTCTTCAGCATCGAAGCCCGATTCGGCCAAACTTGGTAAACAACGTCAAAGTTCATCCCGGCTTGGCTGCGCTTTGCGGTACGTTCGGGATGTTCCGGAACGTGTTTAATGCTATCAGCGAAAGAAAGCGTATAGAGTTTCATTTCCCTTACTCCCCTTCCAAGGTGTTTCAACCGCAATTATTAAAGCACGACTTCGGCGCGTTCGTCAAGAAAAAAGAGCGGCTGCATTGGCCGCTCTTGAACGATTAAAACTCAATCTCGGCATAGGCCGGCGCGGGACTCGGTGCCCGAGGGGGTACGCCAGGCCGCGTCAGATCAATTATTTCGGGCTGAAATATTTCGTGATTATTAAACGCTTTCGGATTTTGCTATCTTTGACGCAGCAAATGAAGGGACAACGAAAATGGCAAAGAAAAACATTATTGCGGTCGGTACTCGTGTCGCCCTTTCTGCGAACTTCCTCCGCAACACAGGGCAGATGACTGGCCCTGCTGGATCGCGGCGTGGCACTGTTGTGGGTTTTGAAGGCAGTCAATTCGCACGGGTGCGTTGGGATACCGGAGTTGACTACGCGGCATTGTCGGCACAATGGGGCGAAGATTTCGCCGAAGACGTTCGCGTCAACGGTTCAATGGTGAATATCGGTAATCTTGCTGCAATCGGGTCGTCTGCTATGTCGGCGAATTAAATCGCAATCAAGCACCAGCGCTCTTGACATACCCCCTGTGAGGTACGCCTCAAGCTGGACGATAACGGTAGCGGATACGTTGTCGTGGCGAATTGAGTCGGCAATCATTCCCGGCCAAGTCGTACGCCAAGCGCTTTGCGGCGGTGCACCTATACGTAACGGATAAGGATTTTTTGTAACGCCACCGTTACAAAAATTCGCTTTCAATTCCAATGTGGTAACTGGTGTAACTGTTGTAACTTATATTGGAGTAGAGTAGTAATAACCAACCACCACTCCCCGCCATCCATATATACGCCTTTAATAATACGCTCCCGATTCCTACAGCTCTATGGGAATCAGTTGTTACACCGTTACCCGTTACAGCGTTTTCAGTGTAGTGCCATGAGCCTTTCGTTCGCCGGATCGGCGGTCATCATGGCCCACATGGTGAAGTGAAATTCCTTAGCGTTTTTAATTACTTCTCTCGTCTCTGGAGCGTACTCGAACAAGTAGCCCACGACCTCGCTCGCGGCGTCTCCGAGCGTCGTTTGGAGGGTGATCGGCACCGTTACGCCTCCCAACTTTGCCGCCAACTCCTTGGATTTGACGCGCATGGCGGTTATGATCTTGTCCAAGTCTTTGATATCGCTGGTCATTACGAAGCTGTGCAGCGTCAAGCCGACTGTCAGTTCCATTGTCAGCAGGTAACTTTCTACCTTTTTCATTTATCCAGTTCCTTTTCTCGCGTGTAGCCTCTAAATACAAATTTGCCATCCCGAACTAGCTTTGGGCCTTCCCAGCCATTTTTACGCATGGCGTGCGCCACTCTTTTTGTCATCCAATGGCTTTGCTGTGCGCTCGGAATTTTCAAAATCATTTCGAGCACGTCCCGCGACGAGATGATTTTGCCCTTGATATCTGTCAAAGCATCTTCCCACGGGTCGGTCTCCCGCCGGCTTTCTTGCCTGACCGCGGCTTCCCCCCAGAATTTCGGATGCAGAATAAGCGACGCTCCCCGTTCCTTGACGAGCGCTTCCGCCCACAGTTGGTCCCGATCCCGACGCAACCCTTCCAAATCTATATCTCCAGTTGCGATAGGCCAGAACCTCCTATTGCCGGTTGGTGAAGTCAGGTACAGGTTGGGGTTGGTGGTGGCGTACAGCACGCATGTCCGCGGCTTGTCGACCCTGAAATGGCCATAGGCGGGCCTGGCGCGGTCCGTGGTGCGGCTTGCGAAAGCC